GGAGGTTGTATTCGCCGGGGCGCAGTCTGAACCTGTTTACGTCACGCCATCGCTTCTGTTCCTGCACGGCTGGACGTTCACCCTGACGAAGAATTTTGGGACTGACCGCACCATCAACTGGTCCATCCGGTCGGTCGCATAAATGATCTGGTGGGGGCCGCTACTTCAGGGCGGGGCACAGTTACAGGCTGGAGGTGGTACAGACGCCCTTACAGCTAACGACCTTCAGAGTCTTTCACAACTCTCAACCCCTGCTGTAGGGCAAACACATGCTTTGTTGGCTAATGACCTTCAAAGCCTTTCCCAGCTCTCTCAGCCAGAATTAACTTCTAGTGGTGGTCTGCTAGCTAATGACCTCCAAAGCACATCTAGTGTTCAAACAGTCACTCTTGGTCAAAAGCATGTTCTTCTTGCTAATGACCTCCAAAGCACATCCAGTGTTCAGACTGTTACTCTTGGTCAGAAGCACAATCTGCTGGCTGATGACCTTCAAAGTACCTCGGATGTCCAAACAGTCACTCTTGGTATAAAACATAATCTTTTAGCTAACGATCTCCAAAGTCTTTCTCAACTATCGTTACCAACGATTGACCGCAGTGGAGTTACTTTTGCACTTTTTGCAAATGATCTTGAAAGCGCAACTCAACTCTCAATCCCTGTGCTTAGGCAAAAGAGACAGGTTAATTATGCTACAAGCGTAACAATCGCCTCGCTTAACGGCGTAACTTTTTATCACAACGGCGGCAAATGGTACGGATATTAACAAATATGCTAACTCAACGTGAACTTCAAAACCTGGTAGATCAAATCAACAATAAGTTTGATCAGCTTCGATCAGACCTTAAAGATCTTAGGGAAGAACTTGAATCCCTAAAATCTAGGAAACCAACAAATGCCAATCAGAAAGGTTAAAGAAGGTTACAAATGGGGTAAAAGCGGTAAAGTTTATCCCACTCGTAAGGGAGCAGAGAAACAAGCACAAGCGGCTTACGCCTCTGGATATAAGAAAGATAAACCAAAAAAAAGAAGTAATTGATTTTACTTTTTATATGTGATATAATTTGAGGATACACAATCCATATTAAGGAGAAATTGTGGAAAAAGAAACTGAAATGTATTACAACAATTATTTTGATCTTTTTCGGACGCCTGGTTGGGCGCAATTCGTTGAAGAGTTCAAGCAGAACGCTAATGTAATTAATTCCGTAGAGCATGTTAAAGATGCCGAGGAGCTTTTCTTCAAGAAAGGTCAATTGACTGTTCTTGCAATGGTCCTAAACCTCGAAGCATACATTAATCAAGGATTCAAGGATGCCTCCTCTACGGATGTATGATTTTCAATGCAGTGAGGATCACATCTTTGAGGCGCTAGTAGAAAATCCAAAAGAACTAGTGTCTTGCCCACGATGCGCTTCTCACTCCAACAGAATTATCAGCCCCATTCGTTCCATCCTTGATCCACTTAGTTTTCCCACAAGTGAATCAAAGTGGATTAGGGAACACGAAAGAGCGGGCTCAAAAGGAAGATCCGACTAGTTGCTCGGCAAATCTTTCTTAAACAACCTCCATAATGTGAAATAACCACGGAGCAAAAGACTAATGGGTAGAGCACTCCTACTTGACGAACTTGAGGAGAGTTTGAACGCAGATGAAATTCAGGATCCTTCACAGGACACCCCTGATATTCAAGATTTTCAACAACCAGTAGAACAAGAAATTGAAGAAGAACTCCCTGATCGATATCGGGGCAAGAGTGTTAAAGATCTTGTTCGCATGCACCAGGAAGCTGAAAAGCTGATTGGAAAGCATGGTTCTGAAGTTGGTGAACTTCGGAAAATTGTTGATCAATATATTCAGACACAACTCCAAGCGAACAAACAAAATGAGCCTGAAGAACAACTTGAAGAAGTTGATTTCTTCGTTGACCCTAAGACCGCTGTAAAGCAGGAGATCGAGAACCACCCAAGCATCAAGCAGGCCAAACAGTACACTGAAGAAGCCCGAAAGGCTGCTGCTTTGTCTGTTGTTAAGAATAAGCATCCTGAAATGGAAGATATTCTTAAAGATCCTAACTTTGCTGCTTGGATTCAATCAAGCAAGATCAGAACGCAACTGTTTGTAATGGCCGATCAACGGTACGATGCAGACGCTGCTGATGAGTTGTTTAGTTTGTGGAAAGATCGCCAGCAGACTGTCCAAAACACAGCTACGGTTGAAAAGGCAGCACGCCGTGATGCTTTGAAGTCAGCCAGTACTGGAACTGTTAGGGGTAGTGCAGAACAAAGGGCCAAGAAAAAGTTTCGTAGGGCTGACATCATTAATCTAATGAAAACCGACCCCGCACGCTATGAAGCTTTGCAACCTGAAATTATGCAAGCCTACGCTGAAGGGAGGGTTATTTAACTTTAACTTTTGAGGTAATTTAAGAAAATGGCTGGTGAAAGTTCTCAAGTATATCCTACAGCTAACTCGTTTGTAGACAAAACAGCAGCAGATAAATTTATTCCAGAGATTTGGAGCGATGAGATTATCGCTTCTTATCAAAAGAATCTGAAGCTGTCCCCTCTGGTCAAGAAGATGACCATGAAGGGCAAGAAGGGCGATCTGATCCACGTTCCCAAACCCGTCCGTGGGGCGGCTTCGGCAAAGCAAGAAGCTGTCGCAGTAACGATCCAGGCTAACCTTGAGTCTGAACTCACGATCAACATTAACCGACACTTTGAATACTCGCGTCTGGTTGAGGACATTGTTGAAGTTCAGGCACTGTCGAGTCTTCGTCGTTTCTACACGGAAGATGCTGGTTACCAACTGGCGCTTCGGGTTGACACTGACCTGTTTAGTGCCTCTACGGGTTTTGGTAACGGCACGCTGACTTTGGCCCCGACGGATACGGGAACTAGCTGGGCAAGCAACAATGCAGTGTACTACATCGATGCTTCCACGGGCCTGACTGCCTATGCAGTAGACACCGTGATCGACACTGATGTATTTACTGATGCAGGCTTCCGTGCGCTGATCAAGAAGATGGATGACAACGATGTGCCGATGGATGGCCGTGCATTTGTTGTCCCCCCGGCACTGCGTTCGGCAATCATGGGCATTGACCGTTACGTGTCCTCGGACTTCCGTGACGCACGTACCGTACAATCGGGCCTGATTGGTTCGGTTTATGGTATTGATGTTTATGTATCCTCGAACTGCCCCACGATTGAAACCGCAGCAGCCAACACGGCGGCTGGTAACAGTGTTGCAATCCGTGGTGCTCTTCTGTTCCACAAGGAAGCTATTGTTCTTGCAGAGCAGATGGCTGTTCGTTCGCAGACGCAGTACAAGCAGGAATACCTGTCCACCCTGTTCACTGCTGACACGCTTTATGGTGTACAAGTCTATCGCCCCGAAGCAGGTTTTGTTCTTGCAGTTAACGACCTGTAAGTAAAACCAATTAAGTAGGCAGGGAGAAACTCTACACCAAGAGAAGTACCCCTGCCTTCTTTTTATCATTAAGGGTAGTACTTATGACGCCTGAAGATAGGCTCTCCAGAATTGAAAACAAGCTAGATAAGCTAACCGAAGCAATTTTGACAATTGCTAGGGTTGAAGAAAAGGTTCTTGCTTCAAATGAAAAAATACAAAAGATTGAAGATAGGGTTGAAAAGCAAGAGCAGTCCATTGGGGAGCTGATCTCTAAGGTGGCTGTAAATACAAAGCAAGTATCATTCTTTGAAAGAGCACTCTGGTTTTGTTTGGCTACGCTGGCAAGTTTTGCCACTTATTACATTAAGGTAAGCAACTAATGTCAAATTATACCAAGGCTACTAATTTCACAGCCAAAGACTCACTTCCTTCCGGTGATTCTCAAAAGATTGTTCGTGGTGCTGAGTTTGATACTGAATTTAATGCCATTGAAACGGCAGTCAACTCTAAGGTGGATAAGTCAGGCGACACATCCCCTTTTGTCAACCTTGCAGTTAATGTTACTGGCACTCTTCCCGTAGCCAATGGCGGCACCAGTTTATCTAGCTACACGATAGGTGATATTCTTTATGCTTCAGGAGCAACTGCTCTGTCAAAGCTGGCAGGCGTTGCTACAGGTAACTCTATTATCTCTGGGGGTGTAGGCACTGCCCCCTCTTGGGGTAAGATCGGTCTCACCACACATGTCTCAGGCACCCTGCCAATCGCCAATGGTGGCACAGGGTCTACCTCAGCTGCTTATTGCAGTCTTATCACCAATGTAACCGGAACTCTCCCAATTGCTAACGGTGGTACTGGTAGCGCTTCAACAACCTATTGCAGCCTAACGGCTAACGTAACTGGAACCTTACCAGTAGCCAACGGAGGCACTGGTGTTGCTAGTTACACTATCGGTGACATTCTATACGCCTCTGGCTCTAATACCCTCTCAAAGTTGGCTGATGTAGCCACAGGAAACTCTCTCGTCTCAGGTGGTGTAGGAGTAGCACCTTCTTGGGGCAAAATTGGTCTTACTACACATGTTTCTGGTACGTTGCCTATTGCTAATGGCGGTACGGGAACGACGGCTACCGCCTATTGCAGCCTCACTAGTAACGTCACTGGAACTCTTCCTGCTGCCAATGGTGGTACTGGACTTGCTAGCTATGCTGTGGGTGACCTGCTGTACGCATCTGGCTCTACGGCTATCAGTGCCCTTGCTGACGTAGCTACTGGAAGTGCTCTCATCTCGGGTGGGGTTGGTGTTGCTCCTTCGTGGGGTAAAGTAGGACTTGCTACTCATGTCAGCGGAACTCTTCCCATTGCCAACGGTGGAACTGGAAGCACATCTACCACCTATTGCAGTCTTACCACGAATGTCACAGGAACTCTCCCCATTGCCAATGGAGGCACCGGATCTACTTCCACCGCGTATTGCAGCCTGACGACTAATGTCACAGGAACTCTTCCTGCAACTAACGGCGGTACTGGCAACACCAGCTACACCATTGGTGACCTCCTATACGCCTCTGGCTCCACTACTCTCTCCAAATTGGCTGATGTAGCCACTGGAAACACCCTTATTTCCGGCGGGGTAGGGGTAGCACCCTCTTGGGGCAAAGTAGGTCTTAATACGCATGTCTCAGGAACTCTCCCTGTAGCCAACGGCGGTACGGGTCAGACCTCCTACACCGACGGTCAGCTCCTCATTGGTAACACCACGGGCAACACACTGACCAAGGGAACGCTTACTGCGGGTTCTGGTATTAACATCATCAATGGTGGTGGCACTATCACCATTGAGGCAATCACAGGTGGTGTTGGTACGGTTACCAGTGTAGGAGTCTCAGGCGGCACCACAGGCATCACTGTCTCAGGTAGCCCTGTGA